AAATTTTCCTCCTGATATAAAAATATGTTATAATCAATTTGTATAGTTTACATATTTTATACACTAGAGGTAGCGGTGGCTTATTGCAGTAGGTCATCGCTATTTTAATCTTAGTTTAATCAACTCTTCATTATATCCGAGTGCATGCGCGATCTGATCGGTAGTAAATTCTTGAAATTCAAGGAAAACTTCGTCGTCAATTAGAAGCTCAGTTGCAAACTTATCTGCTTCGATTTCCATTTTACTTACAAGAAGTCCAGTTCGTTTTCTTAAAAATGGAGTATTAGCATCAGGATGCATAATTGCATGACCTAATTCATGTGCACATGTAAATAGCTGATCGTGATCAGAAAGATCATGATTTATATGTATTTGCTTCATACGAAGCTGTTTATTGTAGTATCCACTAATGGATCCCAATGGTTCAAATATAACCTTTATCCCTAAATACTTAGCAATGTCAAAAGGATTATCCGTACCATATCTTTTCTTTAGTGAGTTTGTTTTTTTACGAATATCCAATGAATCACTTCCTTTATTTTCTGTATTTCTTTGGTGTGAATTTTTGCTTAGCATTTATTTTTGCGATGGTTATACTGTTTTGGAGACTCGCTTTTAATAATTCTCTTGTTTCATCATCTAAAGGTTCTCCGGAGAACATCAGTCCATCTTGATCGGATTCTAACTGATCAAGGGTTTGTTCTAATCGTTTTGCGATATCTTTTTCATCTTTCTTAGTTAGCTCAATGGCTTGATCGGATTTTTCTTCTATTAAATCAGATTTTCCAATTCCAAAATAATCAGCGAGAGCTTGTACGCTTCCCATTCTAGGAATGGATTGTCCCGTACACCAAGTATTAAATGTTTGTGGAATAACTCCAATAGCTTTAGCCACCTCTTTTTGGCTTTTTCCTGATTTCTCTAAATAGAAAGATAGATTTTTAGAGAATATTTTCTTTTGCTTTTCATCTGACATTAAATCACCTCACTTCGTTATTAATATAGTACAATAAAAATTGATTTTTTGCAACTAAAAGTCAAAAATAAATTGATTTTAGTATTGACATCCATTTAAAATGGATTTATAATAAATACAGAAATTAAAGAAAGGCGGTGATGACGTGACAAAGATGAACGAAGGTAAAGCAGTACCATTTCAAATTTCTTTAGCTTCAGCACGAGTTAATGCAGAAATGACACAAGAAGAGGTCGCAAAACATATGCATGTTGGAAAACAGACTATCGTTAGCTGGGAAAAAGGGACTTCTGAACCGAAAATGTCGCAAGGAAGAGAACTTAGTAAATTATATGGTATTCCAATTGACTATATTTTTTTACCTAAGAAATCCAATTAAAATGGATTTAAATAACCAGGAGGTGAGAAAGACGAAAGTATTGAAAGATATACAGCCCGATGAAAAATTAGCAGAGGAAATCCAAAGTAATCTAGATAAGCAGTTAAAAGAAAAACAGCTAGAAGAATCAGAAGAGTTAAAAACTATTCTGCATGGAGTAACAGGTAAAGAAATGAGATGGGCGATCTATTCTGCGATTTCTAAGCAAAAAGAAAAACAGCGTTGCCAGGAACAAAAAATATCATCCCTGCAAATAGCTGTTATATTGCAGGGAATAGCTGTAATTATTTTAGGCATTGGTGGAATCATTTTAAAAAAATATCTACCATGACAGAGGCTGTTGCAACAATCAAAGAAAGAATAGAAATAGTTTTAGAGAGTTTTGAATCCGCCTCTGCAGATAATGCATTTTGTTTGGCGGTCTCTGCAATAGATGTAATGGCATCTATTTGCTGTTGATATTTTGCTTCTCGTTCCTTTTCTATTTTTCGTTGAAGCTCAAATTCAGCCAAATGAGCGCGGCCTAATTCAGTGATAGAAACTTCATCAGATTCGTTTATGGATACGAGATTTGCATTTAAAAACATTTCTACATATCCATCAATAGACGGAAAATCGAAAAAGAAATCACCAGGATTTTGCCCAGGACATTCTAATATTGCCGTTAGAATTTCATATTGATATTCGGTAAGTTTAAATAACAAATTTTCCATTAAGAATACTCCTCTCTTAAGACTCGGACATGGCAGTGTCCTGTGAATTAAGTATAGGAGATATATGAAAGAAAGACAACAGAATAATAGCAGATGGCTTAATTCCCTGCCCGATGCACAGAATCCTGAAATCCTACCTAAATTGGTTAATTAAAAATAGCACTCAATCGTCGGGCAGGGAATTAAGCCATCTGAAGAAAGGTAGGTGATGAAAGTGTTCAAGGACAGGCTTAAAAAAGTAATGGTAGATCAAAATATCAACCAAGTAGAGTTGTCCAGGATCTGCGGTGTGAGTAGGTCAACCGTTAGCAAATGGATGTCTGGAGATTCAGAACCGACAAAAGCAAGAAGAAATGAGATTGCAGAAGCATTTGATCTTCCAGAGAATTACTTTGAAGAGATAGTAATTCCTAAAAAGAGAATAGAGACATTAACCCCGAAAGAAGTTGCGTATTTGATGGGAATGGGTGTTTCAACAATCGAAAAAGGACTGATTCAAGGAACTTTTCCATGGGGATATGCAATCCGGACAAGTGAAAATACGCATAGATATTTCATAAATGCAAAAAAGTTTTTTGTGACTGAAATGATAAGCGTATGAGAAAGGAGCATAAAGATGCACACAGAAACAAAAGCGATGATCTGCACAGCAGCAGTGCTGATCGCAATGGGAATCTTTAAAGAGTTAGCAGCGGTGTGTTTGATCACAGCAGTAGTATTTGAGGAAGGAGTGAAGAAATTTGATAGATAAGAAAGAAAAAAGTGCCCACGGAGCGGCAACTCCAATGAGCACATGTGTTGATCATGAACAAGAACAGTATAACACAGATCGAGAAAAAATAGAACCAATAAAACTAGCACAAGAGATTTTTGCGTTATGCATGAAAATCCAAGAAGGTGAAGACGGGAAGGTTGAACATCGAAAGAAACACAGATGTTCAGGACCTACAGTATTTGTGGATTTTTATGGGCATGTTGCAGAGTTAGATGTTGAGATTTCCCCGGATGGATGGTCAGAAGAAGAGGGCAGAAAAGAGAAATTCAGTTTCTATTTAGGAGACTATTGGGGTCATCAACAAAAAGAACGAGCAATCAAGTGCAAAGAGAGATTGACTGAACTATTAGAAGAAAGAAGAGGAGATAAATAAAATGGCAACATTATACGAACTGACAGCAGAATATAAAGAATTGCTTGACATGGCAGAAGAACAGAATCTGACACAGGCAGATATCAAAGATACTCTGGAAGGAATGGACTACGAATTTGAAGACAAAGCAGATGGGTATGCAAAAGTTCTTCGTTCCCTGGATGGTAAAGAAGAAGCAATCAGCAGCGAAATCAAACGACTGACAGAGATGAAAAGAGTTGTAGTAAACAACAAAAAAGCGATCAAACAGAATCTTGAAAATGCCATGATCGAGACAGGAAAAACCAAATTTAAAACAACACTGTTCAGTTTTGAAATCCAGAAAAATCCGGCAAGTGTAAGGATCAAAGATGAATCACTGGTACCAGAAGAGTACAGAATCAAACAACCAGATAAAATTGATAAAAAAGGACTGATCAAGGCACTGAAAGAAGGAGCAGTTTTTACCGAAAACATTGAATTGGTTCAGACAGAAAGTCTAAGAATCAGATAGGAGCAGCACATGAAATTCAGAGATTTAAACAAGGATGAAATCGAATGCAGGGTTGCAACTGTTAATGAAAAAGGATGCTCTCTGCTGCTATATAAAGATGCAAGGTGCGACATGAACATCCTGGATGAAACACTGGGAGTTACAGGATGGAGAAGATCACACGAAATAATCGGTGGGAATCTCTTCTGCACAGTTGAAGTTTATGATGATCAAAAGAAGGAATGGATATACAAACAGGATGTGGGTGTTGAGTCCTATACGGAGAAAGAAAAAGGACAAGCATCGGACAGTTTTAAACGTGCATGTTTTAACCTAGGAATCGGAAGAGAATTATATACAGCACCGTTTATCTGGATTCCAAAAGAGTGTGTAGAAATTACCAAAGGAAGAAATGGAAAACTAACTACATACGATAAGTTCTATGTAGAACAGATCATCATTGAAAACAAAAAGATTGTGGCTTTGTCGATCAAAAATAAAAAGACAAAGAATAGAGTATTCCTTTACGATATCAGACCGCCAAAGGAAGAAGAGACTAAGTAATCAATGTATGAATTAGCAAAGATAACAGGAATCAGATCAGATATCGAAGGAACAGAGATGAAAGTCTTTGTTCCGGAGAAAAATCTGTTTAATACGATTCTGGATAAGCGAATCCATGATGTGGAGCTTCGGTTGGATGATGGTAGAACAATAACAAATGCACAGAGGAAAAAGGCATACGCAACGATCAGAGACATCGCAGACTATACTGGTTATCTTCCTGAACAGATGAAAGAGATCATGAAGTATGAATATATCATACGGACAGGAAATGATTATTTCTCTTTAGGGACATGCACAGTTGATACAGCAAGAGAGTTCATCTCAATGTTGTTGGAGTTCTGCTTAGAGCAGGGAATCCCATTATCTGATTTGGCGATCAACCGAGCAGATGATATTGGAAGGTATCTGTATTATTGCATCAAGAATCGTGTATGTGCTATCTGTGGTCGCAAAGGAGAAATACATCACGTTGACAAGATCGGCATGGGAAATGATCGCAGGGCCGTAGACGACAGCGATTACAGAAAGATATGTCTATGCAGAACACATCATACAGAAGATCATACGATCGGAGAGAAAGCTTTCCAGAAGAAGTATAAGGTTTATGGAATCATAGTAAAGGAGCAGGAGAATGGCTTGGAAGAATTACAACAGGCCCAACAAGTACAACAATCACAAAACGATAGTTGATGGGATTAAGTTTGACAGCATCAGAGAAGCAGAAAGATATCAAGAATTAAAGCTGTTAGAAGAAGCAGGAGAGATCTCACATCTGGAACTACAGCCGGTCGTGGTCCTTCAGGATAAATTTATTTATCAGGGCAAGACGATCAGAGCGATCACATACAGAGGAGATTTTGCTTACTTTGATCGTAGAGTAAACAGAGGTGTGATTGAAGATGTGAAAGGCGTGGAAACAGATGTTTTCAAGATCAAGAAAAAGATCTTCCTGAAGAAATATGGAGATCTGTACGATTTACGAATAACGAGGTGATCACATGAAGCAAAAGAGCAGCTTCCTGATCTACCATGAATATCGGGAACCACTAAAATTACTGACAGATGAGCAGAGAGGTCAGTTATTGATGGCATTGATTGATTACTCTGAATCAGGAGTTGCTCCAGAACTTGATGGAATATCCATGATGGCATTTTCGTTTATACAAAGCCAGATGGATCGCGATTCAAAGAAGTATGAAAATCGATGCAGTTCTAATCGGGAAAATGGGAAAAAGGGCGGAAGACCTAAAAAGGAAAATGACTTAGAAGAAAACCAAAAAAACCCATTGGGTTTTGAAGAAACCGAAAAAAAAACTAAAAACCCAAAAAAGCCGATAAAGATAAAGAATAAAGATAAAGAGAAAGATATAAATAAAAATACTATGTGCAAATCTGAAGCAGATGCACTGTTTGAGAGAGTTTGGAAATTATACCCTCAGAAACGTGGGAAGGGGAAAGTCTCAGATGCCAATAAGAGGCGTTTACTTGATATCGGATTCGACGAATTAAGTCGTGCCATTGACCGATACAAGGCGGACTTGGCGTTAGATGACTGGAGAAAGCCTCAAAATGGCAGCACGTTTTTTAACTCTGGATACATAGATTACCTGGATGTCAATTACGAAAGACCTGAAAGAATGCAAAGCGAAAAAGCTCCAGGAAAATTGGATTGTCAAAGGGACTATGATTTTGACTCTCTAGAACAGCAGTTGTTTGAGAAGCAGTTTGGAGGATAGACGAGATGGAGCAGATGAACTTCTTCGGATGCGAGGCTGCACTCCGGAGCAGAGTAATAACAAAGCAGACTCAAAGAGAAAGTCACGAGAAGGTAGATAAGCAGGTAATCCGTAACAATATCCTGAATGAATTATCTTACGGTAACATGACTGCAAGAGAGATCGCTGTGGTAATGCACAGGCACGGACTGGTGGCAGAACCAACACGGCAGCAGGTACAGCCAAGGTTAACAGAGCTGACTCAGGAAGGACTTGTTGAAGTGATCGGCAAGCGATATGACAGCCGGACAGATCGGCATGTGGCACTGTATCACAAAGTTGAGTAAGTAAATAAAGGCATCCGGTTGATCTCTGTCCGTAGCAACCAACAACCCAAGATTGTTGTTAAAAGTCGTAGTAATAGTCGTGGTAGTTGTGGGTTTCGGGATGATCTTAAGCGACAGGGCGTAAAAAGATGATCACATATGCGGACAGAGATCAGCCGGATGGACTGAATTATATACCACAGTAACTATTAATCGCATAAGAAACAGCCAGTATAAGCCATGAGCCTGCTGCCTAAGGCAGTGGGCAGAAAGGAGAATTGATGGCAGATTACAGCAAAGGATTTAAAAGACGTGTTGTGACACTGTGGATCAAGTATAACATGTCATCAAATGAGATCAGTAGATCATCCGGCATCGATCATAAAACGCTGATGAAGTGGTATAAGCGTTTCTACCCTGAGATAACAGGGGGGGCAAACGAGACAAAGTGCAAGGATTTAAGATGGCACTATATAGGCAATTGTGCCGGATATCATAAGTAAAGGAGTACGATCAGACAGTTTGGTTCTTTACCTGAGGGATTCTTCAAGTAACTGTTAACCAAGCAATCAATACCAAACATATTTTTTCAGGTTCTTTTAAATGTAATTTCTCAAATATTAGATTTAGTTTTTTACAATTTTCCAAATCAAAAAACGAAGAATCACAAGACTTTATAAGATCGGGCAAAAGATAACAGATCAGCGATCAGAGATAAAGGCGTTGTATCAGGTAAAGAACCAAGCTGTCTGAGAAAACGATATGAGATATAAAGAAAATTTCAAGAAAGGAATGGTCCGGCTGATCATCTCAACAGGGATAAGCTACAAGAAGTTGTCAGAGCTGACAACGATCAGTCAGCCAACATTGAAAAAATGGGATGATGAATATCGGCAGGAGTGTCTGGATGAGAAGAAAAGAGAAGCTGAGAAACTAAAGAAGCAGGAAGAAGAGAACATGAGATGCACGGCGTGGCATCAGTATGGATCTGGTGCAGGTCGGTTTGAGTAGAAGGAAGATAAAATGACAGAGCAAAAAGAACAAGAAATCGTAGATAGAATTGAAAAGAGAGTTTTAGAAAAACTTGAAAAGAGTGTATGCAAAGAAGATACACAGAAAGTATTACAAGAACCAAGAAATAAATGGTTTAGAGATGCAAATGGATCCGGAACAGATTCGTTAATGGCAAATGCATTGGGAAATTCATTCATAGCATGGAGTGCATGGGAGCAGATTCGGCGATTAACATGTGTTGCTTGCGGAAAAAAATATGTAAGGCAGCTTACAGAAGATGATCATGCAGAAGAGGTATGTGAGCAGATTTGCCAGACAATTTATGATATTGCAATGATGAGAAAGAAGGATGATCAGAATGGGGAAGATTGACAAGGAGCAAAAAGCCAGAATGGATGGAATGGCATACGCACTTAAGATAGCAAAAGAAAAAGGTATTGATGGGTTGGAGAATGAAATAAAAGCAAGAGGTATTCTTGGAGTGAATTTAACCGTTGATAGTAAGACGTTAAGAGAATCCTATGAAAGTATGTGTACTACACTTTTCCAGAATATGAAAACAGTATTTCTGCAGGTCTTGATCAAAGAACTTGGATTTGGAGAAAAACGACTCAAAAAAATAAATAAGGCATATGAAGAAAAAACAATGGAGCTGTTTGGATTTGATCCATACGGAGAACATTTTGTAACCTTTGAAGATATGGCCAGAGAGCTGAAAGAAAAATATCATATTGATGTTGAAGTTGAAACAGTAAAAGAAAATCAAGAGAGCTTCGATGAAAGAAAGGATAGAAGAATTTTACCAAACATCATTAAACTTTTGGAGCATGAAAATCAGAACGAAGCAGCAGACGTATTAAGAGAACATTTACATGAGGCGGTGGCAGTATGGTAAACAAGAAGGAATTTGAAGGCTACATCTGTGAGATCACAGGCAAGCCAATTAAGGACATGAAGCTGTGTCCGGACAAGCGGCAGAAGCTAAGGGTTCGGATCAAGTGTGATGATAGTTGTATTCATTGTGAGAAGGAGAAAGAACATGAATGTGATTAGAATAAGTGAACGAAAAGGTACAGAAGCAAGAGGAACTTGCACAGAATGTGGCAAAGAATCACGAGAGGACCAAGAAATTTTAAAAATAAGATTCGACCATTATGAATCAAGCATTTTCTTGTGTGAAAGATGTCTTAAAACTTTGCATCATGTTATTGGAACATGGATTAAGGAGTGAAAAATGTGTACATTACAATTTAATGTAGATGGAGAATTTATAACGGATCTATCAAGAGAATGGTTTTATGTAGAAGGTAAAGGATACGATAAGTGTATGGATCTGTTGGAATCTTCCATGCATGGAACTGATGAAACTAAAGAACAAATTATAAGACATGCTGAAGATCTTTTGCTTGGACGCGCAGCATTAAAAGGAAATACAGGAGATGGAACATACCATTTGGAAATTTATCCACCTGAAAATGAGGAGAAAATGCCAGAAGATATGAATGTATGGAAAATTGTAGGAGAGCAAAAGAAAGTTAAAGATGAACTAGAGCGATATAAAAGGCGTTGGGAAGTTGCGATGAAAATGATTCCTAGATACCTGAAAGAAGAAATAGGCATTGAACTTGACGAAGATCTTACAGAACCAGAGTCGCGACCAGTAGTATCAAGAGCCTTAGATAATTATATGAAAAGAATGCTTGATACAGAGGAACACACAACAGAAGATTATGGCTGGTTAGAACCAGATGGAAAATTCCATGCAGTGGAATGGGGAGAGCATCAAATATGGGCTGATAAATATTTAAAAGAACATCTATCAGAGGATGAGTATTTGCAATTAGATGTTCTTGCAGGCGAAGGAGATGAATTAGTTAAAAGAGGGTGGGTGTTATTACACAATCCAGCACAAGGAGTAGCATTTACTACAAAAGATCCAACGAAACCATATACAAAAGCACAAAAAGAGTTTCTATATGACTACTACATTGAAAGGAATTGCGAGAAAGAAGCTAATGATATCTGGAAGGAGTGAATAACTATGATGGTAGCAGGCTATGAGCATGAGGGCTTTGTAATTCCGGACGAAGAGTCTAAGGATTATATCTGGAAGAAAGTAAGAGGAAATGAAGAAACAAAGACAGAGCTTCTCGAATATATGTGGGATGTGATCATGGACAACAGAAAAGAGCGAGAAAAGCTGAAAGAATGGTTCTTTGACGGAGTTTGTCATATTGTAGAGTGTGACGATCAGGGCAGAGTTAAGGGATACTTTGAGCAGTAAGGAGGCACAATGAAACGATCAGAGTTAGAAAAATACTTAGGACAGCATGTTCGGATCACATTATTTAATGATTCCGTAGAGGAAGGATACCTGTATAAGACGAGAGATGAAAAATTTAAAAGTAACCCAAATTTGTATTTTCCAGATAAGTGTTATTTTACTACAGAAACGGAATCTTCCAGAGAATCTAATAGCTGCATATTTAGATGTTCACATGTGAAAAAGCTGGTATTAATAGATGAACACAGTAACTAGGAGGTATGTAAGTACATGATTAACAGTAATATCTTAAAAACTTGGAACGAAGAAAGAATTAAATATCAGATACGATATGCAAAAAGTTGCATTAAATATCACAAAGATCCTAAGAATTTAGACAATAAAGGGCATATGAACGAACAGTGTTATGTGCTGCTTAATGTTTTTGGACTATCTGAAAAACAAATTGGAGAAGTAGAAAAAGAGGGCGGATTTACATATGATGACATTGATAGTCCTGACTTTGAAAGGTGGTGCCGCTTATGAATTTAGAAGAAACTATTATATTTGCAAATAACATGGTAAAAACCAAGTACCATCATGGAATGGTTCAAATGGGAAACCTTAATGACGATGAAGCAAATTTCTATTTTGAAGAAGCAAAAAGTTATAAACAGCTTGCGAAGTGGTTGGAAGAATTAAAAGATTTGAGAGAATACAAAGAAAAATGCAGATGGCATGATCTAAGAAAGAATCCTGATGATATTCCTGACGTAGAACATCGAAAAAAGGAATATTTCCATGTGGTACAAGAGGGTAAAGAAACAGGACCTACAATATTACAGTATAAAAAAGACTTTGGCTTTGGATTTTACAACGACTTTGGCAATGGTCCAAAATTTACAGAAGTAGACACAAACTTTACAGCACCGATCGTAGCATGGAAAGAAATTGAAAAGTTTGAAAGTGAGGGAGAAAATGCTGATACAAATCGAAGATAAAACGATTGTAAATATGCAATATGTCCGAAGCATATGGATATATGAGCATCAGTACAAAGAAGGAGAAAAGGAATACCTTGTTAAATGTGAGATGACAGAAGAAACAGATGAAACTGTTAAGACCTGCAAGACAAGGGAAGAAGCAGAAAACATATTAGAACAGATACTTAATCAGTACGACAGAGGACAGAGAGTCATTAAGATCAAGTAATTGTTAAAGAAAGTTAAGGAGAAAAAATTATGGCAAAATTTAATATTGAAGTAGAACTTGATTGGATGGAAGAAGACTCTTATTCAATTGATGAAGAATTAAAAGAGAGAATCATTGAAGGTGTGGAAGATGTTCTTTTGCATAAGGCATCAAATGAAGCAGTAAGAATTGTCGATAAAAAGATTGCGGAAAAAGTATCAGAAGCAGAGGAAACAATCAATAAAGCCGTGAATCAATTTATTGAAAATGTTTGCTCTGAAAAAATTAATAAGATTCAGATCCCAGAAAAGAAAAGTAATTGGAGCGACGAGGTAACATATTATTCAATGTCTGAATATGTAGGGAAGAAATTTGAAGAGTTTCTTACAGAAAGAAGATATACCAGAGAAGGAAAACTTGGTTCTTATAGCAGTGAAAGACAATTATCAGCAGCTGATCTTCTTACAACAAAATACCTTGAACTTGAATTTGGTACGAAGATTGAAGAAATGATTCAAAATGCAAAACACGAAGTAGAAATTGACATTGTTAAATCATTAGAGCAGAAGTTAAAAGAAAATCTTACAAAAGAGACTATTGAAAAAATGAATATTCCAGAGGTTTTGAAAAAGCTGGAATCAGGAAGTCTTGGACTTGTTGAACAAAAGGAGTGTTAACTATGTTTGATGTAAAAAGTGGGATTACAAAGACACAATTCAAGGATGCAGTTAAAAAGGCGATCATTTGTACAATTATGAGTCATCCAGAAAGAATCAGCGATAATTGTATAAACGACGAAGAGGTAGCATCAATCTTAGTAAGATTTTATAAAAAGATTTTCAGAAAAGTATATGGAGAAAAAGAGGAGTCAAAAGAGTGTATAGATATAAATGAGGTGGATGAAATATACGTTATCGCATTTGATTGTCTGTACAAAGATGATGGAATAACACCAAATTATGTAATATATCAAGAAAATATGTTGTGTTTAACAAGTATAAATGCTTTATATGAAATTTTAAGAAGCAAAATCGAAGATGATTATTACGAATTAGAAAGAGACATTGACGGCTTATTAAATATGTGGAGCGACTAACAGTATGCGAGAAAGGAGACCAGAGAATATGGAAAATACAAGAGAAAAAATAGAGGTAGTGGCAAAAATGTTAAATGGAAGACACATGCCGAAACCTTACGAAGTGTACAAACACTTTAAAGGGAACTTATATGTTGTCCTTAATGTTGCTCGCCATACAGAGACAAATGAATTGCTTGTAGTATATGCTGCTACAAAAGAAATGCAAAGAATCTATGCAAGACCATTAGAAATGTTTATGAGTGAAGTAGATCACGAAAAATATCCTGATGCAAAGCAAAAATACAGGTTTGAAAATATAATGGAGGGTTAATCTATGATCATTGGATTTTTAAGTGGATTAGTTATCGGAGCAGTAGCAGGAGTGGCAGTAATGTCACTCTGTGCCGCAGCAAAAGAGAGGGATGAGTTATGACACGGGAGCAGAAGATATGGAGATTGAATAAGTATTGCAGCAGTCATAAATGCAATCAAGAAGGATGTAGAATTTATCAAGAATGTAGTGATAGTGCTGGCGAACTTCTTGAAACTTTAGATGATACAGAGATTGATAAATTGTATAACAAACTGTTTGGACCATCAATTACTGACAAGCTGACAGGAGTAATAACAGTAAACGACGACTTGAAAAAAGTAAAACAAGAGATGTGCGACGGTTATTGCGTGTATGCAAAAATGACACCACATTTTGACAAAACAAGTGCAGGAGCATGCGTTTTATGCCCACTGAAAAATTATAAGGAGTGATACATAATGGCATACAAAGATTGTCCGTGCTTGATCTGTAAAGATCGGGCACATGGAGCAAAAAGAGTTGCTTGCCAAACAGGATGCGAGAAGTATTTATCCTGGAAGGTAAACGAGCAGGAACTAAGAAGAAAAGAAAAAGAATCACATCCGTACTATTCTGAAATATGACAAAAGATCATAAGAAAACATCAGTTAAAACGAAAAGGTGGACGTAGAATATGATGGATCCATGCAAAGCCTGTGCAGAGATAATCTGCATGGGCATTTGTGCCGATCGGGTGCATTACAAACAAGAGTATCAGGAGATGACAGATCGGATAAGGCAGCAGATAATAAATCGTAACAGGAGGGGAGAACGTGGACAAGAACGTACTGATCCAATACGCAGACATGATTGAAGAAGTAAAAGATATAAGAAAACGAATCTTGCAAACAGAAAAGCAGATCAGCAGGATTGAGGAAGAAGGAACTGTAAAAGACACAGTAAGCGGTGGCATGGGTGGAATACAGCACTTTGTAGTGGAAGGTATGCCGGTACCAGAGTTAAGACGAAAGAAGCTGCTGCTTAATAAACGAAAAGCGATGCTGATTGAGAAAGAGAATGAACTTCTGGAACTTATGAACCAGGCAGAAGAATACATAAATAGCATTGAGAAGAGCGAACTTAGAATGATGTTCAGGTTCTACTACATTGATGGCATGACGTGGCTACAGGTGGCACATAAGATGAATCAGTTACATCCAAAAAGAAGAGTAGCTTATACAGAAGACAGTTGTAGAATGAGAAATACAAGATTTTTTCAAGAAAATTAGAAAATGTTCGGTCACGTTCGCAAAAAATAGGCTAATATATAGGCTAGAGTGATTAGATGAAGCGATACTTCATAATTAGTCCTCTTCTTTTTACTTAATGAATGAACTCGGGTGATCTTCGGACCCCGAGTCTTTTTATACCTAAATTTAGAAAGGAAAGAGATATGAATTTCAAAGATGCATTTAAAGCAATGAAAAAAGGTCGTATGGTAAAACGTCCATCCTGGGGCGGATACTGGTACTGGGATGCAGAGAAAAAAACTATTATGATGCAGTGTAGAACAAAAGATAATGGAGAAAAAGGTGACTTATTGGATATTAGAGAAACACAGATGGTAGAGTACACCATGTCTAATATCTTATCTGATGATTGGATGATTGTAGAATAAGGAGGATGCGTTATGAAGAAGTTATTTATTTCACAGCCAATGAAGAATAAAACAGATGCGGAAATTTTAGCAGTAAGAGAACAGGCTATAAAATCTGCTAAAGAACTTTTAGGCGAAGAAGTTGAAGTTATTGATTCATTCTTTCAAAGTGCCCCTGTAGATGCAAGACCGATGTGGTTTTTAGGCAAATCTATAGAATTGCTTTCTACTGCTGATATTGTTTACTTTGCAAAAGACTGGGATAAGTTTAGAGGATGTAAAATTGAAAACACCTGTGCTAAAGAATATAGTATTCCAGTAATTGAATGTTAGGAGATGAAAAGAAAAGTATGATTATTACAGGAATGACTCACTTTCAGAGTGTATGTAAGAAGAAACTGGTAGATTGGTATAACAAACATTGTGAAGAAAATCATTTAGCAATTAAAGTTGATCTCAATAATGTATTTGTAGTTTGGTCTTGCAAGACCTTACAGAATTACAAATGCCTTGTATCCACCACGATCAGCGGCGATGGCATCTATGCAGAATACACATACAACGGAGACGAACAGGAACTATATGAAGATGTGTACAAGAAGCTGACAAATACATGCCACACAGGAGAATAAAAGCCGGATTGCTCCGGCATAAGGACCTCTAGCTCAGCAGGTCAGAGCAATCGGCTCATAACCGATCGGTCCAGGGTTCGAGTCCCTGGAGGTCCATTTAAGAAACAAGAAAGAAGGTGGTAATGTGTGAACGAAGAAAAAAACTACATATTGGCAGAATCCGATTATGTGGCCGGAATGAAGTATAAAGACATTGCTGCCAAGTATGGAGTCTCGATTAATACTGTGAAATCGTGGAAGAAACGATACGCGTGGTCGAGGAATAAAAAGACGAAAAGTACACAAAAGGGGTGCACACAAAATAAAAAGGGTGCACACAAAAAAGAAGCCGTTGCAGAGGATGTAAGTCAGGTCGTGATCAACGATGGACTTACCGATCAGCAACAGCTTTTTTGTTTGTATCAATCGAGGATGTTTAACTACACGAAAGCATATATGAAAGCTTATCCAGGATGCACTTATGCGTCTGCTGCAGTATTAGGCAGCAGGCTTATGAAGAATCAGCTGATCAGAGAAACAATTGAGCAGTTAAAGCAGAATCACATGAACAGAGAAATGCTTAAACAGGAAGATATCTTTCAGAAATACATGGACATTGCGTTTGCAGACATGAACGATTATATGTCGTTTGGACAAGAAGAGATTGAAACTGATTATGGTCCAAGAATGATCAACAGTGTCCGATTAAAAGAATCAGATCAAGTTGACGGGACATTGATCACAGAAGTGAAGCAGGGCCGTGATGGTGTGAGCGTAAAACTTGCAGATCGCATGAAAGCAATCGACTGGTTAGCAGATCACATGGATATTGCTACAGCTGAACAGAAAGCTAAGATTGAGCAGATTAGAGCTAAGACAGCGATCATGTCCGGAACATCTGAAGAAGAGACAGAAGACGATGGATTCATCGAAGCCTTAAAAGGTGAGGTGGCGGATGTATGGGAAGAAGAATAAAGAAAGCTGTCTTTAAGTTTCGTCCGTTTAGTAGGAAGCAGAAGAAGATACTTACATGGTGGCTACCAAATTCACCCGTACATGATCAGGATGGAATCATAGCAGATGGAGCTATCCGATCGGGAAAAACTGTTTCTATGTGTTTATCCTTTGCAATGTGGGCAATGGAAACATTCAACGGCCAGAATTTCGGTATGTGCGGTAAGACAATTGGTTCTTTCCGGAGAAACGTACTTTTCTGGTTAAAGCTCATGCTTAAGAGTCGAGGGTATCATGTCGAAGATCACAGAGCTGATAACTTAGTTGTTATTCGGAGAGGTGGCAAAGAGAACTACTTCTATATCTTTGGCGGCAAGGATGAGCGATCACAGGACTTGATACAGGGTATCACACTTGCAGGAGTCTTTTTCGATGAAGTGGCATTGATGCCTGAATCTTTTGTTAACCAGGCAACAGGACGTTGTTCTGTGGATGGATCTAAGTATTGGTTTAACTGTAACCCAGATGGGCCGTACCACTGGTTTAAAACCAATTGGATCGATCGTGCAGATGAAAAGAAACTTGTTTATCTGCATTTCACGATGGATGACAATCTGAGCCTATCTGAGCGAATTAAAGCACGATACCGGGCAATGTATACCGGGGTGTTTTACAAACGATATATCTTAGGTCTGTGGGCCGTAGCTGAGGGAATCATCTATGACATGTTTGATGTAGAAAAGCATGTCACATCAGAAAAACAATCAACAATCGGCAGTAAATACGTCAGTGTCGATTATGGTACACAGAATGCTACAGTATATCTTTTATGGGAGAAGAACCAGAAAGGTCAGTGGGTTGCTACGAAAGAATATTACTATTCTGGCCGAGATGAGACTACACAGAAGACAGATGGAGAGTACGCGGATGACATGGAAGAGTTCCTGGAAGGAATCAATGTTGAATCGATCATTGTCGATCCGGCAGCAGCATCCTTTATCGCAGAGCTTAAGAAACGAGGATTTAAGGTTAAGAAAGCAAAGAATGATGTGCTTGATGGTATCCGTTTTGTCGGGAACTTATTAAATCTTGGTTTATTGCTGTTCTCAGAGAATTGTAAAGAAACAATCAAAGAGTTCGGCTCTTACATCTGGGATGATAAAGCTTTGGAACGTGGAGAAGATAAACCAGTGAAGCAGCATGATCATTGCATGGATGCAGTGAGATATTTTGCTTACACGATCGTAAGACGTGAACGAAAATGGAGTTGATTAAATGATAAAAGAAATTATTGAGCGAATAAGGCAGGTGATAAGAAAAATGCTTGGAAAAGAAAACATTAAGGATGCGATCGGAGTTGATATTGCTGTATCGGATGAAATGGCAAGACAGATTGATCTCTGGTCGAAGATGTATAAAAATAAACCGCCGTGGAAAAGAAAAGATCTAAAGCTTTGCGGATTACCTGCTGCCATTGCTGGAGAATTTGCAAGGCTTGTTACGTTAGAACTAAAGACAGAAATCACAGGAAATAATTTCATAAATGATGAATATCAGACTGTGATCGAGAACATACGAACATATACCGAATATGCCTGTGCAAAGGGTGGACTTGCAATGAAGCCTTATGTATCCGACGGGCATATAGAAGTTGACATGGTTCAAGCTGATCGCTTTTTCCCAACGAAATTCAATTCCAGAGGGGAAGTTATTGCAGCGGTTTTTATGGAAACCGTAACGATCGGGAAACAGGTATATACAAGACTGGAATATCATCAACACGATGAGAACACGACATATCATATTATGAATAAGGCTTTTGTAAGGCAGGATCTTGATAATGTTGAGGTATTGGGAAAAGAAGTACCGCTTAGTGCTGTACCAGAGTGGGCCAATCTTGAAGAAGCAGTGACAATCATAAACGTGAAGAAGCCGTTATTCGCATACTTTAAGATTCCAAACGCAAACAATATTGATGATTCATCTCCGTTGGGAGTATCTGTATATTCCAGAGCGGTAGATGACATCAAAGAAGCGGATTATCAATGGACGAGGATATTATGGGAATTTGAGGGATCTGAATTAGCAATTGATGGAGACGTTAGCTTATTTAAGCGAAAAGAAAACGGAGAATTTGACCTTCCAAAAGGAAAAGAAAGACTTTTCCGAATGATGGATTTTGACGATGATAAGGAGCAGTACAAGGTATTTGCACCGCCGATCCGTGATGAGAGCCTTATCAATGGATTTAATGCGATTCTTCGTAGGGTAGAGTTTAATTCTGGATTGGCATATGGAACTCTGAGCGATCTGAACACAGTTGATAAGACTGCAGAAGAGATTAAGACAAGTAAACAACGATCATACAGCACAGTATCTGATATTCAAAAAGCTTTGCAGAAAGCATTAGAACAATTAATCTATGCAATGGATGTGATCGCACAACTTTCAAATCTAAATGGCGGTAAGAAGTATGAGGTTAGTTTTGATTGGGATGACTCCATTGTGATCGACAAAGAACAGGAACTGCAGAGTATGCAGCAGGATGCAACAGCAGGACTGATCCGAAAAGAAATATACATTGCGGCCAAGTATGGCGTTTCTGAGGAAGAAGCATTGAAAATGATGCCGGTACAGGATGATCGCTTCAATATCCAGGAAGAGTAGGTGATCACAGATGCTTGATCCGAAGTATTTGGAACGCTTCTCTGATCAGTTACTTGGTATTATAGATACTCTGACAATAGCAATCATATCTGATATGGCAAAAAGGATCGTCAAAATGGGAAATGTATCCGAATCGACAAAGCATCAGGCGGAGGTTTTACAGAATGCAGGTCTTGTTTATAAAGATACGATCAAGCGAGTAAGTCAGGTATCGGGGTACCAGAATCGAGAAGTTGAGCGGATGTACCAGGAAGCAGGAGTCAGAAACTTAAAAAATGAAGCTGTCTATTACAAACAGGCAGGGAAAGAAGCCATTGTTAAACTTGAACAGTCAAATGGTATGCAAAGGATTCTGCAGGCAAACGTCAGAAAGACATGCCAGGAATTAGATAACTTGACAATGACAACAGCTGTTAAAACACAATCTGCTTTTATCCAGGCATGCAATAAGGCACAGATGAAAGTAAGTACCGGAGCGTTTAGTTATGACAAAGCCATTGCAGATGCGATCAAAGAGGCAGCAGTGCAAGGAACAGAAGTCTTATATCCGTCACAGCATGTCGATAAATTAGATGTCGCGGTAAGAAGAGCTGTACTTACCGGAGTAAACCAGACTGCAGCAGAAATGAATCTGCAGTATGCAAAAGATCAGAATTGTGATTATGTTGAAACAACCGCACATGAAGGAGCAAGACCGGAACATGCCGTATGGCAAGGGAAGGTCTTTTGTTTATCTGGAACGGATCCGAAGTATGAAAACTTCTATGAAGCAACAGGATATGGAACAGGACCAGGATTGTGCGGTTGGAACTGCCGGCACAACTTCCATGCATATTTTCCTGGCATATCGACACAAGCATATACACAAGAAATGATCGATAATTATTCTGCAAAGAGCGTGACATACAACGACAAACAATTTACAGAGTATGAAGCAAGTCAGATGCAGAGAGGTCATGAACGACAGATCAGAGAGACAAAGAGGAAACTTGCTGGATATAATTCAGCGATCAGTGAAGCGAAAGATGATACCTTAAAAAATACTTTACAGAATCGGTTCAATGAAGAATCTGTAAGATTAAAGAAACAGGAAGCAGCACTGAAAGCTTTCTGCAAGGAAACAGGAAGGCGATATGAGTCTGCCAGAGTTCAGATCTATGCAGTGAAGAATAAAGCAGGAGATATCGTTGGATTCAATCGGAGCGTTGCGCAGAAGGCTGTATGGCAAGATCGAAAGAATACCTTTAAGAATCAAATGTCTAAACAGTTAGAAAAACTGACGAATGAAGAAAAGAAAGCGATCTTGAGATATACTGGTAATGCAGCAAACCGAGTGAACAGTGCAATATATTCTGGAAAACAGCAAAGAATTGATCAGGAAAAAGGATTTATGGACCTGTTGGATTCTGCATTAAGTAAAGGTACTGTAGAACACAAAATGGTAGTTCATCGTGATACGATTCCAGAATATTTAAATGCATTTCCAAAAGGTTTTCAATATTCCGAAGAGGATATAAAAAGAATGAATGGAATGACCTTAACGAATAAAGGTTATACATCTACATCTTTTCATGACATAATGTATCAGGGTAGAAATGTTCATCTTGAAATTGAGATCCATAAAGGGTATAAAGGCTGTTTATATATAAAAGATGTCGCAACTGAAAAATACAAAAATCAAGAAGAAGTGTTGTTTAAACGAGGCTTTCAGTATAAAATAAAAAGTGTAAATAAAGAAAAGGACAGATACTATATCAAAGCGGAGGCTGTTTTATGAGTGGAATAGGATATTATTATGATGAAAATGGTGTGAAACAAGAAATGGAAATAGGTCCGAGTTTTGATGACTTTCCTGGAATGGCAAAAGTGACAAGTCCTATACCAATATGCCATGCATGCAGAAAAGCAGATTTTGATGAAAAAGGTTATGAAACTTTATGCAAAGTATACGGGAAGATACCAAACAAACACTTAAAGGCCAAAGATTATAACTGCCCATATTTTGATAACGAAAACAATGGATGGTATCAGTTGATAAAAGATAAAGTAGAAAAAGCGAAAGGTGAGAACAATGGATAACTTTAAAGCTGTATATAAAATCTTATCAGCATTGGAAAAAGCAATGGATTATCCAGAATTTGATATCAACGATGTTGGGCCGGAAGCCTTAGGGGTTTCCAAAGAACGCTGGGCACGATATATAGAGATGATGGTTGATGTCGGATATATCAAGGGTGTAAGTATGAAACGTGATATCACAGGAGCAACAAGAATCAATGCAAGTGATGTTAGAATTACATTAAAAGGTCTTGAGTATTTACAGGAAAATTCAATGATGAAAAAAGTATATAATGCCGTGAAAGGAATCAAGGATATAACGCCAGGTCTATAAATATGTACCATCTGATCAATATCAGGTGGTATTTTTATACGAAATTTTAAGAAAGGAGCAGTGCAGCATGAAGTCAACAGAATAGAAAGGACGGTGATCCAAATATCTCCCGGCAGCAGGGTTAAGCTGCAGAAGACGCGCAGAGAGATCTGGGTGTTATTTTTATGCAAAGAAACAACATTGGTCAGTTGATCAGACCTTAAACAGTCGGTTCGTGGCGGTCGGTTACACGCCTAAAACAACCTAATACGAAAGGAGAACGAGCAACATGAAAACAGAATTTTTAAAAGAGCTAGGACTTACCCAGGAAGTGATCGATAAGATCATGGCCGAAAACGGGAAAGACATCGCAGCAGAACAGAAGAAATCAGAAAAGATCACTCAGGAGCGAGACAGCTACAAGCTGAAATCAGAAAGTCTTGAAACTCAGGTAAACGATGCAAATGAAGAAATTCAGAAGTTTAGGGACATGGACATTGACGGCATCAAGCAGGCAGCAGATGACTGGAAAGAGAAAGCTGAGAAAGCAAAGAGTGATGCAGATGCCCAGATTTCAGAATTGAAATTTGATTATGCATTATCTGCAGCATTGACAGGAGCGAGAGCTAGAAATAGCAAAGCGGTCAAGGCATTACTTGATATGGATGGACTGAAATTAAACGATGGAAAGATCATCGGTTTAGATGAACAGCTGTCACAGATCAAGGAAGAAAACGGCTTTTTGTTCGAAAGTGATGAACCTGCACCAACGATCGTTAAAGGAACAAATGGTGGTTCTGGCGGTATTGGTGGAAAGAAACCAAGTGAAATGACATATTCGGAACTCTGTGACT